CTGTTAATACATCTAACGGTACGCTTACTTTCGATGCGGATCTTCTAGCGGAGAACGATGAAATCGAAGCAGTAATCTACAGTTAATAACTTAACTTAGTCAAGGTCGGGGGAAGCCATTCCCCCGACTGTTGCATACATATCATTCAGATAGAGTATAGCTCGTACTAAGTAACTCACAATTTAAGGAGAGAAAAATGGCATCAAGAAAATTTAGAATTGGCGGTGTTATCCAATCATGGGGTCAATACATCCAATCACAAAAAGACAACAATCACAGCGATTTCACAGGCATCACAGATGAACGTGACGTTGTACTAAAAGTTGGTAAAGATGGTTCAATGGAACCAATCACAGGTGAGCCGGGCGCAGACGATATCGTATTCTCTGGTTCAAAATCAAACCTTCGTCGTATTGCTGATATTGAACGTAACGTTTCAATTCTAGCAGCAAAACTTACAACAACAGACGGTGAAGCAACAGACACGAATGATGATGACTTTGATACAGTTGTTAACAAAGACACTAAGTTCAAAAAAGATGTTCAACTAGGTAACAGTTCAAGTGATGATATTACTGTTGGTGGTGCTCTATCAATTGACTCTACTCTAACTCTTGGCTCATCAGCAAAAGAAACGTTACAAGACTTAATCGGTGGAATGGTTACAGGTAACACTGAATCAGGTATCACAGTAACATATGATGATTCGTCAAATGAATTTGATTTTGATATCACATCAGCACCAAAATGGGAAACAGCACGTACTATTACACTTGGTGGCGATGCATCAGGTTCAGTATCAATTGACGGTACAGCAAATGTTTCACTATCAGTTGCAATTGGTAACGATTCTCACACACACGATACTCGTTATTATACAAAAACTCAAGTGGATACAGAAATTGATAATCATATCAATGCAGTAGTAGATGCTGCTCCAGGTACGTTAAACACACTTAACGAACTAGCTGCGGCTCTGGGCGACGATGCAAACTTTGCATCTACAACAACTGCTAACATTGCTGCAAAAGTTGATAAAACATCAGCACAAGCAATGAGAGCAACAGATGCACTAACAGTATCAAACGATACGATCACAATCCATAAAGGTGACGGTACATCAGAATCAGTATCAATTTCAGATGCTAACACATGGCGCGGTATCTCAGATACACCAGGTGACGATTCAACAGTTTCAATCTCACGTAAGTGGGCAATGGACGCATTCGTTGGCGCATCAGTATCAAATGATACAATCACTTTTACAAAAGGTGACGGCACAACAACAGCAGTTACAACATCAGATGCAAACTCAAATACGTATCTAACTGGTGCTTCATTCAGCACTTCAAATGGTGTTCTAACACTAACTAAAAACTCAGGTTCAGTGACAGTTGACTTAGATGGACGTTTCACAGACAACGGTTATGCAGATACAATGAATCAGCATGTTCGCACAACTGATTCACCAACATTCGCAAACGTAACAGCAACAGCGTTTAACGGTACAGCAACATACGCTAAGTATGCTGACCTTGCAGAACGTTATGCAGCAGACGCAGAATATGCAGAAGGTACAGTAATGGCTTTCGGCGGTGACGCAGAAGTTACAGCAGCGGCAGGTTATGCTTCAGGCAAACTAGCAGGTGTTGTTTCACACAAACCAGCTGTAGCTATGAACGCAGAAGCAGGTGATGACGCAACTCACCCATTCATCGCACTACAAGGTCGTGTACCAGTACGTGTTGAAGGTGATGTGAAAAAAGGCGACATTCTTGTTGCTTCAGACATTGCAGGTCTAGCGGCTGTATGGATGAACGAAGATGCAGACCCACGTATGACAGCATACGTTGGTATCGCAATCTCAGATTCAGCAGATGGCATGGTAGAAGTAAAAGTAGGTAAGTAATTCTTATTACATACTAACGAAAAGGGAGCATTAATTGCTCCCTTTTTTTATTCATCTTTATTAAAAAAGTTATTTAATGTATTAGATAACCAAGACTTTGTATCATCCGTTCTGTTTTCAGATATCCAATCTGGAAACTTTGAAAACAATTTCTTCCATTGCTCCATTTCGTTATGTAAATCTATAACACGTCTACTGTATTCACTTGAACCTGGTAAGCTATATTCTTCTCTAACATTTCTCAATTGTTCTTTACATAACCGTAAGTCTTCTATGTCTCTGTCTACTGCTAGGAGTATTTCTTCAAAACTTGCATGTGTATTAAACTTTTTTACTAGGAATTTATGATGTTCTTTTCTAGTTTTGCCATCGTATAAAAACATGATCTCTTGTAAATCATAATACAATGCTTTGACTGGATTGATACTTTCTCTGTATCTTTCCATCACTTCTTTGATCTCAAAACGTTTGTCTATTGTGTTTAGATTTTCTAACGCCGCCATAGCAACCATGTTCATTTTTTGACGATGATTTGTTATGTCACGGGTGTACTTCTTTTTAATTCTATCTATTGCAGTATCAATTACTTTTCTTTCGTCTAATGTTAATCCTGCCTTAAGATATTCTAAGTGTCCTGGAGTAGTGTTATTGATACCTATACGTAGGCTATCTGCAATTATACCTGTTTTCAGGTACTCTTTGCAGTCCCGAATGAACTTTTGCTTTTTAAAGTCAATGATACCGTCAGACACATTTCGCCTCCTAAAATCTCTCTACCGTATTTATAATGATAGGATAATGTTTTTAATCTGCTTTAATTTCTTCTTTTTGAATAACGTATCTCGGGTACCGGGATGCATTGGCTTAGGAAAGTGTTCACTATCTAACCAAGCATATCCCCCACTTTCAATATTTAATTTAGGAAGAAACTCTTTATCTATTACTATAACAAATGTGTAATAGCTAAACTTCTTGTCTCTGGAGTGGTATTGATCTAATGGATATATTTTTACTATTTGTTCTTCTATACTCAATCCTATTTCTTCACGTAGTTCACGTAGTAATGCTTGTGAAACATTTTCATCTTCCTCAACTTTACCTCCCCAAAATCCCCAATGTCTTGGATATGAACTTTTAGAAGAACGTTGTTGTAATAGAATTCTTTTAGTATCTTTGGCTACAATGCAACCACCTGCTGCTTTAAGCATTAATCAGCCTCTTGTATTAGTTCTAGTCTCCAGTAGCCAGAATCGTATATACCTTGATATGTATCATTCCATACACCGTTGTCAAATTTAAATTGTTGTTGTGTATATGCATTTGTAACATATGCTCTTAAATCATATTCACTTGCATCGAAACTTACAACCCATTCTGAGCCATTGTATTCAATGATATCGTTTTCTGATATATTGATTCCCCAATCTGATTCACTGGTCGCATCTCCTAAACATAAGTATCTCTGTCCTATAGTAGCAACATCTAGTCCGTTAAAGCCTGGTTTAGATTTATCTGGATTAATTACTTTAATTATGCTGTTTACTGTGTTAGTTGGTAGTGTATCGTTGTCTATGTTCAGTAGAAGCGTTGTAGGGTCGTCTGTGCGTGTTACAGTAGCTATTACATCAGCATTTAAGTCCTCTACTTCTCCGTGATATTTCAATCGCATACGTGAAACGCCGTCATCTAATGTTCCATAATTTTCTAACACTGTATCCCATGTTGTATCATTATCCCAGTTTCCATTCTCATACACTTTAGCTAATATGTCACCGTCTTGTTCAGTCACATTGATAGCATAATTTCCTGGAGTAACAATAACACTAGTTTCACGTGTTAAGTCTCTGAAGAATTCAAATGCATCTGGGTCATAATCTAATGAATCTAAGTCAGTATAGTTATAGATATTGTGTATAATATTCTTAATAACATTTTGTCTAGTCACTTGAGCAGGAGGATTAATCCATACTGGAATTTGAAAGAATAGACTTGCGATATCAATTTGATCTTCGATGCCAGCTGGTATTCCTCTACTAGACCATTGAATGTCTGTAAGTTCTACCGTTGTAATAGTAGTCCAATCGATTGGATTATCATTTTGTTGTATCTCAAGTGCTGGATTGAATAGAACTAACATCTGTTCCAGTAACTGTAATTTCTGATCAGTGTTTGATGTCCAAACATCAACTTGCATGTTCAGTAGATACGGAACTGGCATAAGTCTACCCACACTATATTTGTTACCTTGTTCGTTTGTATACTTTCCAGAAACTGGATCCCATTGTCTTTCATTTACACTTACACTATCTGAGAAGAACGGTTCTTGTACTCTTGATCTATCAGGTTGAAAACTCTGAACCCAACATGCAATAAATGGAGTTGAGTTGACAATGTTTTCAGAATTGCCTTTAACTACAGTGGCTGCCATACGAGAGATATCTCCGTATCTTGCTGGTACTCGAATGTAATAATCACTTACACCGTCATTCATTTTCTTTCCTGTCTTTACAGAAAAGCCACTAAACATACGAATGAACTGAAGAATATATCTTCTAATTTGCTCATCGTAAAAATGCATTTGTCTTGTATCACTCATTATTCATCTACCTTAGGTTTCACTGCTTTAGAAAGATTTACACGTGAGTTAATTGTTGTTCCGTCATCAAGTATTGATACACCATCGTTATTGATAAATTGATGATGTAATTTATGTCCAACTTCCCATGCACCGTCATCGTCTTCGATCTTGAACCACTTGTTGTCTCTATATTGAAATAGTCTTGCTGGTGTATAGTCAGCACGTAAGAAATATGCGTTTTCGTCAGGATCTTCTGGGAATGTATTTCCACTAGCTACAGTAGCATAATCTATATCGTCTGGGTGATCACCTTGTACTGCATATTGTAAATTATTCTTTCTATAATCATAATACTTTCCGGGTACATTTTCTTGTGCTTCATCAACAATCGCATCATTGATTTGAAGTTCTTTATTATATGTCGATAGTAGATTCTTCAAGTCATCTGCTTCCTCACCAGTACCAAAAATATCTGAGTACTCTTGTGAGTCTTGTAGTTGCTTACAACGAATACGCCAAATGTGTGGCCACCATCCTGGATCAAAACCTTCACTTGCTTTTGAACCTTCTTGTACTACCCAATACTGATTTACTGCGGATGCTTCTTCATCTAGTAGCAAGTCATCACGCATATGAGGAAGTTCTATAACATCTCCTGTCATTAGTTTTCTTCCAATACGTTCTACCATATCGTTGATATGTACTGAGAATACATTTTGGTCTGAACCTAAGAACATACCGAACTGCGACAAATCAAAATCTTGGTCACTTACAGTATATGCACCTCTTAATTCAAATACAGTTGTTTCATATTTTCTATCACGATTCTCCATAAACAGCAAATCCTGAATTGGTGGATTAGCTG